AACCGTTCCGCATATGGTTCGGGCAAACTGCGTAACTTTGTGGTGACCGCTGCCGCTACTGTTGCGACCTCTGGAACTACCTCGGTGACTGTCAGCCCTGCTGTCATCTCCGCTGGTCAATTCCAAAATGTCAGCATCACTAGCACCAGTTCCACCGCTGTTGTTACTCCGTTCAACAAGACCGGCACTGTTTCTCCGCAAAACATCGTTATGCACAAAAACGCATTTTGCTTGGCAACGGCTGACCTCGAATTGCCTGACGGAGTCCACTTTGCTGGTCGCGCATCTGACCGTGAACTGGGTCTTTCGTTGCGTGTTGTACGTCAGTACACTATTAACAACGATTCGATTCCGACTCGCGTTGATGTCCTCTATGGCTGGGCTCCTCTCTATCCAGAGTTGGCCTGCCGTGTTGCAGCTTAATTTAAGGAGAATGAATAATGGCTAATCCAGGCGCAGCATCCACCACCACGAACCATCCTAGTCAGTTGGCAACCAATCAGGCTTTGCGCTTGATTGCCTCTGCACAGGGTGTTAATCTCAACCTAGTTGCCGACACGATTGCACCAATTTTGGTGTCAGGCCGTGTCAGCGTTCAAAGCATCATTGTGACCAATGCGTCCATCAGCTTGGACACTGCTTATTTGGCAGTGTATACCGGCCCTGGCGCAACTGGCACAGCAGTCAAATCGACTTATGCTTTGTCGGGCAACACTACCGCCGCGAAAGTGGTTGTGACCGCAGCAACATCTACCGATGCTGTTACGGGAACTCCTCTGTACATTCGCAACACTACCGTTCAAGGCGCAGCGGCTACCGCCGATGTGTTTATCTACGGTTACGACCTGACTTTCCTGCCCTAAACGGCGTGAAACCATGAAAAGGGCCACTCTCAAAAGGGGTGGCCTTTTTTCTTTTGAAGCATATAATTTGGCAATCAGAAAGGGATCACCATGTCCAACTATGCGTATGTAACCGCTACTGGAAACATCAAAAATGCGCCAGGCAAGATCAAAGGCATTTTTGTATCTGCCGCCTCCTCCACGCCTACCATTGCCGTTTACGACTCCCAAAACACGGGAACAGGCGCAACGGTGCTGGCAACATTTACACCGACTGCCGCGACAAATTACCACTTTCAAGATGGAATTAACGTAGCGAACGGGATTTATGTTGTGATTGGCGGGACTGTAGGCGCAACCGTGTATTACGAGTAAAAAAATGACAACGCCGCTTGACATCATTAGCCGTTCCATGAAAGACATCGGCGCGTTAGCCGCCGGTGAAGTGCCAACAGCGGACGAGGCACAAGATGCGCTCGATATGCTCAATGACATGGTGGCGCAATGGTCGAACGAAAACATGATGGTCTTTTATAAGACCGAAATCATTTTTAACACCGTTCAGAATACTGTTCAATACACACTTGGCCCAGGTGGTTCGGTAGGTGCGTCTTTTACCGGCTCAATTAGCGGCTCAACCCTTACGGTGACTGCAATCACGGCAGGCGCTATCACAATGGGAATGACTCTTAGCGGGACAGGAATCACCGCTGGAACGACCATCGTGGCCTTTAAAACAGGCGCAGGCGGTAATGTCAATGAAGCTGGTACTTATACGGTCAGCATTCCGCAAACAGCTTCTAGCACCACAATCACAGCCTATTACGAACGTCCATTGACCATTGAGTCAGGCTTTGTTCGGGTTTCTACTATGCAGGGCGGCACAAGTGTTGCTGGTGGATATTTGGATTACCCTTTGGCTATTTTGAGTCTTGAGGAATACGAGTCTTTAGGCATCAAGCAGCTAAATGGCCCGTGGGCAAAAATGATTTACTACCAGCCTAGTGAGACTTTGGGGACGATTTACTGTTATCCTAATCCAGCGCAAGGTCAGTTGCATTTGTTCACGCAGACCATTTTTAGACAATTCCAAACGCTGACCGACACGATTACCTTGCCTCAAGGTTATAACAATGCGCTGCGGTGGTGTCTTGCCGAGCGTTTAATGCCGATGTATGGAAAATCTAGTCAGGTGCAGATTGCCATGATTACAGGTTATGCTGCACAAGCTAAGGCTACGGTTAAGCGCACAAATATGCGGCCTCCACAAGTGGCGCGTTACCCCGATTCGCTTTTGATGGGCAAAGCAAAAGACGCTGGCTTTATCATGGATGGCGGTTTCCGTTAAAGGGTAAAAAATGCCTGATTTTGGCTTTGTCGGAACATCCTACACCACACCGTCTATTTATCAAGATGGGCAAGAGTGCATAAATTTCTTTGCGGAAATTGATCCTACTAAACAGCCTGGTGACCGTGGGATTGTTGCGCTTTACCCAACGCCAGGACTTCTTTTGCAGACGCAGTTAACTTCGGCTGAAGTTCGCGGTTTGCATACGATGTCAGGAGAACAAATCCTTATTGCTGTGGCTGGACAATATGTTTACCAAGTAAACACATCAATGGTTGCGACTCAGATTGGCACATTGACCACTAACACGGGGCAAGTTTCAATTTCTGACAACATTGATTCATCAAATGGGTTAACTGCTTACATTGTTGATGGCCCAAACCGATATACATGGGTAGTTGCTACCAATACTTTTACAACTTTGCCAAGTACAGATGGCCCATGGCAAGGTGCATCTGTGGTTGATGTGGTGGACAACTACAACATCTACAACCAACCTGGCACGCAAAACTGGGGTTGTACTGATCTAAGTTCTAGTCTATCAACTGGCGCACTTTATGGCTCCGCTGATGGGTCATCCGATCTTTTAGTGACTCTTATTGTTGACCGCCGCCAAGTTTATTTGCTTGGAGAAGTAACCACCGAAGTGTGGACGGATGTAGGAAATGTGATCTCAGGGGTTACAACTTTTCCATTTCAGCGAGTGCCAGGAACATCAAGTCAGTCAGGTGTTGGTGCAGCGTTTTCAGTTGCACGTTTTGGTGGTTCGTTTGCTTGTGTAGCAAAAGACACAAGAGGCGATGCCACTATTCTTCAAATGAACGGATACCAATGGGCGCGAATTTCAACTCATGCAGTTGAGCAATCTTTGCTAAACCAAGTTACATCAGATGCGGTGGCTTATACCTATCAAATTGAAGGCCATGAAATGTATGTTTGTACTTTTCCTAGCGTTGGAGAATACGGGCTAACGTGGGTTTACGATGGCTCTACAAAGTCGTGGCACAAGTGGTTATCTTGGGATTCTGATCTTGCTGTTTACAAACGACATCGTTCTAATTGCGGTGCATATTTCAATGGAATGTATATTGTTGGCGATTACGAAAACGGCAAACTTTATAGCGTTGAAAATGCGGTTTACACGGATGATGGAGCAACCATTTGCCGTTTGCGCCGTGCGGTTCATATAACAAGTGATCTTGAGCGCCAATATTTTGAATCATTCCAGATTCAGTTTCAGCCTGGCGTTGGACTAAGCACAGGACAGGGACAAACTCCTCAAGCCATGTTGCGCTGGTCTAATGATGGTGGCAGCACTTACTCTAATGAGCATTGGGTAAGCATTGGCGCAATGGGTAATTATGTAAACCGCGCTTTATGGCGGCGACTTGGTTGGTCGCGTGATCGAATTTTTGAAGTTGCTATTTCTGACCCCGTAAAAGCGGTAATTGTCTCAGCGGAATTGAAGGCCAGCAAAGGGGAAAATTGATGGCGACCACGCCAAACAGCAACATCAATATTCCATACAGTCAGTTCTTGGATGCCACTACCGGCAGGCCAAGCCTGGAATGGTTGATGTGGCTAATGAATCCATCATTCATTAGTGTAAATATAGGTGGTGGATTGCCTGTAACTTCTGGTGGAACTGGAATAACTACTATTCCTACCAATGGTCAGTTGCTAATTGGAAATGGTACAGGGTATACCCTTAACACTTTAGGATATGGCGTAGGCATCTCCGTTACCAATGGCTCGGGCACTATTACTGTTGCTAATACAGGAGTTTTGTCAAACATTCAAGGAAATGGCATTTCCGTTTCTAATTCAACGGGCGATGTAACGATTAGTAATACAGGCGTTCTAAGCTGGTCTGGCGGCACTACAGGGCTAACCCCATCCACAGCTACCGCAGGCTCGGTAACGCTTGGTGGAACGCTTGCAATCGCTAATGGAGGAACGAATGGTTCGGCTACTCCTACAACATACGGCGTAGCCTATGGAGATGGGTCAGCATATGCTTTTACTGCGGCGGGAACAACGGGGCAAGTTTTAACGGCTACCACCGGCAGCGCACCTACTTGGGCCGCGCCTGCTACTGGCGGCACTGTTACTTCGGTGGGCTTAGCAATGCCCGCGCAATTCACTGTAACCAATTCACCAGTTACAAATTCGGGAACGCTTACGGCAGCTTGGAATACTCAAACAGCAAATTATGTTTTTTCTGGCCCAACTACAGGCGCAGCGGCTGCACCAACATTTCGTGCTCTTGTTTCTGCTGACATTCCTAGTTTGGCCTATGTAACTAGTGTTGGCTTTACTGGTGGGTTAATTTCGGTAGCAACGGCAACCACTACGCCAGCGCTGACTGTGGCTGGAACAAGCGGCGGCTTAGTGTATTTTTCTAGCGCATCAACCTGGGACTCGTCTGCTGTTTTAACTGCTAACGCTTTAATGGTTGGCGGAGGGGCTGGTGTAGCACCAAGCACTATCACTACAGGAACAGGTGTTGTTACGGCTCTTGGAGTTAATACAGGTTCTTCTGGCGCTTTTGTTGTTAACGGCGGAGCATTGGGTACACCATCCAGCGGAACTGTTACTAATTTAACGGGTACAGCTTCCATCAACATCAATGGCACAGTTGGGGCAACCACTACTAATTCTGGTGCTTTTACTAGTCTTTCTTATAGCACCACATTAACGGGTGGCACGGGTGTTATTACGATTGGCACTAATCAGTTTTATAAAGATGCTAGTGGAAATATAGGCATTGGAACAACTAGCCCAGGCGAAAAAGTAGATGTTCTTGGAAACATTGCTGTTGGCGTAACAAGCGCAGCCAATCGCGTAAATTTTCATAGGCCAGCAGATTCACTTCTTGGGACTTATGTTGGATATCACACCGCATCTAACAGTGATTTTGGGCTGTTTAATGTATCGGGCGGTGGCAATATTCGTTTGATAGGGAATGGTGGAAATTTAATTTTTGAATCCACATCAGGCACGGAACGTTTTCGCATTACTCCTAGCGGTGGCGCGTCATTTGGTACAACTGGCACGGCGTATGGTTCTTCTGGTCAAGTTTTAAGCAGTAATGGCAATGCCTCTCCTACTTGGTCTTCAAGTCTTACCGCGCTGACCAGTGCACTTGTTACAGGTTCTGGTGGATTAGGATATGGCACTGGTTCTGGTGGCACAACAACGCAAGGCACTTCACGCACAACTGGCGTGACGCTAAACAAAACCAATGGCGCAATCACAATGTTTTCAGCAGCAGGGTCTGCTGTAGCTGCTACATTTACAGTAACAAACAGCACTGTAGCCGCAACAGACACGATAATTTTGAACCAAAAATCAGGAACAAACTTGTATGTTTTGTTAGTGACCGCAGTGGCGGCAGGCAGCTTTAATATCACGTTTTACACTACTGGCGGCGTAGCAACAGATGCGCCTGTAATCAATTTTTCCGTAATTAAGGCGGTAACAGCATGACAATGTATCTTGCTACTGTGACACACGACACGCAATCCAATACACTTGAAGCTGCGTGGCTTGAACTTGTTGATGAAGAACTTAAGCGCGTAAAATGCCGCAACTACTCCGCAGATCAAAAAGATGAATTTTTGACTGATTGCGGCGATGACGGGCAAAAATATGTAACCCTAGCAGGATGGTAAACACATGACCACATCTATCGCAACACCACCAAAACTACAATTTTTTGACGCTAATGGTGTGCCATTGTCAGGCGGCAAGCTGTATAGCTACGCGGCGGGTACTACCACTCCATTGGCAACTTATACAAGTTCGTCTGGCGGCACAGCCAACACTAATCCTGTGATTTTGGATAGTCGTGGAGAAGCCAATGTTTGGCTAAACCCAGTAACGTATAAGTTAAAACTAACAAGCGCCGCAGATGTGGAAATTTGGACAGTAGACAATTTGAACGGCCCTGACCAGGCGACGCTTTCGTCTATTTTTAGTTCATTGTCTGCGTCTTCTGGATCATCTCTTATAGGTTACACGCAAGGTAGCACAGGCTCTGTTTCCACCACAGTGCAAACCAAACTGCGTGAAACAATAAGTTTGTCAGATTTTGGATTTGTTGGTGATGGCGTTACAGACAACACCGCCGCCATGAATAATCTTAACGCTCTTATTTTGTCAAATGAAAAAAGCGGATATAGAATTATTTGTAACGCAGGTACTTATTTGTCTAGCGTTGCGCTTCGTTTAGTTGGTTACAACGTAACTCTTGTGGGTCATGGTTACTGCCGATTTATTGGAACTGGTACAGATAGAACTGTATATCTTGGCGATGCAGCGGCAAAAAGCAATGCGACTACTGTTGTCATAACAACCAACCTACTTGCAAATGCAAATTCATGCACAGTTGCATCAACAAGCGGATTGGTTGTAGGCGAGTATTTGTACTTAATGGCCTATGAATCTGTTAACAGCAATCGAGGCAGCACTCCTGCCAATCAATTGCCAGCCAACTGGATTCCGCAACACAAACAATTATTTACCATTGCGTCTATCAACACAAGCACAAATGTTGTTACGTTCAAAGAACACGCAGAATATGATTTCCCAGGATATGGAGACATAGACCCAAGAACTGGCGTAGCTACTCTTTGGTACAACGCAGGAAGATTCCACGATCCATCTCTTTCTAGCTATCAGCCTTTGTTTGACTCAACAATTGAAAATATTAAATTTTCCAATCAAGTAGGGTCATCCGCTACTTACATGATGTCTGGCTCTGCTGGTAGCAACATCAAAGTTATTGGCTGTGAATTTTCGGCTGCTTCTGCTTGTGGATTTATTGGTAATGGCGATCAACTCCTATTTACCAATTGCAGATTTTCTGGATACGGGGGATTTAGCACCGCCAACGCAACAAAAAGCGTTGAGTTTCATCAATGTCGATTTGAACAAGGTGATGGGTCAACCCAATACATTTCTTTGTATGTTGAAGAAAGCACAGAACGTGCAAAAATAAGCAATTGCGTTTTTGTTAACGGGAAAGTTTCTTTTACTGCTTCTGGCGATACAACCTACGCAAAAAACTATGTTCTTTGTGACTCAATCATTAAGTATTCGGGAACTACGCCGCCGTTGGTAATTTCTGGGATGCAGCAACCAACAACTGGCGCAGGTCAAATTTTGATTGACAATGTAACAATATTGTCTGCTGGTGCTAATAGCAATCGCGGAAACAAATGTTTAGTAGATATATATTCAAGCAAATGGGTTTGTTTTAACAACTGCAAATTTGTTGGAGCAGATGCCGATGCTTACATGATAGATTTTAATGCGTCTGATAGCACCTATTTGCAAGTTAATAAAAACTGCAATAGAGATTCTGGCATTTCAATGGTTGGACCAGGCAACCCATTGCAAACAACCACAACATTTATAAACATAGATGATTTAGAATGCTCGTTGCCTGTTGATTCAGTTGGTGCAGTTATTAACGGCAGGAAATATATTTCTATGCCTTATGATAAATCAACACTAAAGGTAATTTGGGTTTTTGACCAAATGTTTGTAAACACTTACACTTTGTTTACATTTAGTAGAACAAATGGTCAACATTTAGTTAGCGTATCTGCTTATAGGTCTGGAAGTGGACGATCTATTTCATATAACAATGTGACGTATAGAAATTTCAATACAGCCCCTGTTTCAAATAACATTGTTTCGTATTTTCAAAATGCGTCTTTTGCTTATTCCACTACAACCACAACAAACATTATTGGGACATTTACTAATTCTCAAGCTACCTCTGGTGAACAAACGGTTATTGAAATGGAATACGCTGGCCCGTTGCTAACTCCCGCCACTTCTCTTTCTGGAATATATTGATTTGCTATAAAAGTTTAAAAAACAAAGCGTTAAGTTATGCAATAAAAAATGAATGATTTAGAACTTCCAACCCATGTAGACCGTGAGCAGATAGAACGATTGCAGGCCGAAATGTCGGTTATGCCGCAAGCTGAACTGGTCACGGAACATCAGTTCAGTCCTGGAATGTATATGCGAAAGGTCTTTAGACCCGCTGGAACGCTCATTGTGGGAAAAGTTCATAAGAAACCTCACTTTTTTTTATGTGCAAAAGGGGAGATAATCGCATGGACGGAAGGCGGCATGAAGCGCCTACAGGCAGGCGACATTGTGGAAAGTCAGCCTGGCACAAAACGGGTAACTCTGGCTGTGACTGATGCCATCGGCATTACGATCCACAGAACTGATCTAACCGACCTTGACGAAATTGAGGCTGAATTGATTGAACCAGACCTGACCGCACTTTTTGACTCTACAAACAAGTTAAAAGTAACGGTAAACGAAATGATTGGAGAACTAGCATGACTTGGATTGCATCAGCAATTAGCAGTATTGGTGGAACTGGTGCTGCGCTTTTAGGTGGTGCTGCATTAAATTACTTAGGTTCGCAAAAACAAGCTAGTGCAGCACAAAATGCAGCGCAGATGCAATCGGATGCGGCTCAACGAGCCGCTGACCAGCAAATGCAGATGTTCAATATTCAAAATGAACAACAAAAGCCGTATCGTGAAGCTGGTTATGGCGCTCTGACAAAGATTCAAGATATGCTGCCATATCTGACCAAGCAAGTTACAGCACAAGACTTGAGTTCAATGCCAGGCTTTACCTTTGGCCTTAATCAAGGCGTGGGTGCAGCCGGTCAAGCTGCAAATGTAAGCGGCGGTGGTTCTAATGTAGACACTGCACGGCAAAAGTTTGCTATTGATTACGCTACCAATGTTGGATTGCCTCAGTATTTGTCACAACGCACCGGCATTTATAACACTCTTGCAGGCATCGCTGGCATAGGTCAAACCGCACAAGGTCAAACACAAGCATTGGGCCAAAACACTGTCGCAAACATTGGACAGCTTGGCATTGGTGGTGCAAGCGCGCTTGGTGCTGGTCAGATTGGTGTAGCTAATGCAAACGCCGCTGGTCTACAAGGATTTGGTAATGCAGCAAGTTTGTATTCTTTGATGCGTCCACAATCAACGGGAGGGGTAAACCTTAACCCACCTACTTCATTAGCACCTGGCGCACAAAGCCCATCTGATTATCAATTTGGTTCTTGGTATCCTGGCTAAAGGTTGTATATGGCAGACTTTTCAATTCCAACCCTACCGCAAATTACGCCACCACCGCAAATGTCCCTTGGGGACATGGTGAACACTGCTCGAGCCGCACAAGCCTATCAGCAAGCCGCGCAAGTCAATCCTTTGGAGTTGCAAGCCAAACAGATGGCAATTGAGCAAGCACAACAAACTAATCCCTTGGCTGTGCGAAAAGCAAAAGCTGAAGCAGGAACTGCTGAAACTGGCGAAAAATCATCTGCATTAGATTTTGCAAATAAAACAACCGTTGCTGTAGCAAATCGTCTAACGCCGCTTATAAACAATCCATTGGTTATTGCAGCAGAACGAAATCCAACTGCTGTTAATTCAGATGAACTTGCAAAAATTATTAAAAATTATGGTGTTGAGCAAGCAACTGCATTAGGCATCCCAACAGATAAAGCAGATCAGCTAATTCAACCATATTTAGATCAAACAAAAAATCCAGCAGGACTTAGACAGTTTTTGAAAGAAAAATTGTTGTCTACTATGGATGCAGGTGCTCGGGCAACTACTGTTCAACCTACTGGTGTTGGTGTTACTACTGGCGCTCGCGGGGGAACTATAAGCACCTCAGAATTTGGTCAATATCCACAAGGTCAAGTTTTACCTGGAACTGCGTACACGCAAGAACTTCCACCAGGGACAGAGGCCGTTGCTACACCAGGCGATGGTACGAATTTGCCAGTAGGCACTAAATACAAAATTGGTTCACAACCAATCGGAAATAGGCCATTGGTCACTGGTCTTGGCCCAGGAGCAGAAACAGGCTTGACTAACGTAACAGGCACGGTAACAAGTCATTACAATGAATTAAGAAACGCAAATCAAAGAGCAGAACCTGATATTGCAATATTGCAAAATATTAAAAAATATGCAAACGAAGCCTTTACAGGCGTTGGCGGTGCAAGAAAATCACTTGCCGCTGGTATTGCAAATGCAATTGGTATTCCTGCTTATGAAGCGGAAAAAACATCTACTGATTTGTTGGCAAAAAATGCCGCTATGCTGCAATTAGCTGGAGGAAATACCGACTTAGCGATGACTCTTGCCGGTGCTGCAAATCCAAATTCCAAAATGAACTTAGATGCCATTCAAAGCGCATCTAATCAATTGATTGGTCAACGGCGATTAGTGCAAGCGCAGCATAAAGTTTTAGCACCTTTGGTTAATAATCCAGATAACTATTACGCCAAACTTCAAGAAGTAACGCAAGCATCTAACCCGTTGCTTTTTCAAGAAAGCACACCTGAAGAAGTTAAAAAATTACGCGCTTCAATGACTCCAGACGCGCAAGCGCAATTCAGCGCACAAATCAAAATGGCCCGTCAACTTGGGATGCTTAAATAATGGCCTCATTAGCTGATCTTTGGGAATCCACTGCACCGGCTACATCGGCTGCGCCTAAAACTACGCCTAAAACTTTATCAAAAGGCGAACCGACCAAAGAACAAATGTTTGGTGTTAATGATCTTGCTTCATATGTTAAGCAAGTAGAAACACAATTACCTGATTTGATTCCTGGTTCACCAACTCATACAAGAGCCACAAATGATTTGTTAGAAGCAAAAAAAGCATTGGCTCAATATCAAAATGTACCTGCAACCGCACCAGCATCTGCACCAGTTGCAACGCCCACAAAATCAAGCAATCTAGCAAGCATTTGGGAAAGTACAGAACCAACAGAGCAACCGCCTGCGACCACGGGAACAGCGGCTGGCACGATGGGCGCTTATGTGCCAAGGTATCAACCGCAAGCACCAGAGCAAGCGCCTCAAGCCGGTCAACCTGGCGTTGTTGGTGGCTTAATAAATAAATATTTCCAGACCCGTGAAGGCATGAAAGGTGCTGCTGCTGGCATTGTTAACGCCATAGCAAATGTTCCTACTTCATTGGCTCAATCAGCAACTCGATTAGGNGCAGAAGCAATTGGTCAAAAAGAAGCTGGTCAAGAATTGGCTTCACAAATTCCTAGCGTACCTGTTGGCAAGATTTTGGGGCAAGAAGGTAAGCCTGCCTATGAAAAATCACTGCCTGTTGTCCTTGGTCAGTTGATAAACACTTATGGCATTGAGCCTGTTGCCAAACAATTGAACATGGAGCCACAAAAATTAGGCGACATTGTTAATTTGGCATCAGCAGCAACACCATTCATAAAAAAACCAATTGCGGCTGTAAAAAGTGCTATTGCGGAAACTGGTGAACTATCAAAAAATGCGGCTCCAATTGAAGGTGCAATGCCTGCGCCTGCTGCACCAGGTGTTGGCACTCAAGCCCAATACGAAATTCCTGCTTATCTACGCAAAGGTGAAATGACACCTGCTCAAGTAACNNCAAAGCAAACCACATTTGAAGCTGAGAAAGCAGGATTACAGCCACAACCAAAAGCGGAACTGGTAGCCCCTAAAGCGGTTGCAGGGGCGCTAACAGCTTCCGCTGGTGCTATGGCAACACCTGACGCAACAACAATAAAACAAGCCCTATCTGCNGCAACGCCAGAACTGCAAAATGCTTTGAANGATATTCCTGTTGAAGAAACGCATCTTNCAACATTTCAACGCCATATTGAGGCTGATTCNTTGCCTGTTCCTATTCGCCTTACTGAAGGCCAAGCCACCGGCGATGTGGTTAAGTTATCAAACGAAATGAACCGTAGGGGCAAAGACCCTGAGATTGCACAACGGTTGAATTCTCAAAATGGTCAACTGCTTGAAAACATCAATGCAATCCGTGATAACGCTGCGCCTAATGCTTATGGAACAAAAAAGATAGAAAATTCGCAAGCAGTCATTGATGCCTATAAATCTATTGATGACGCAAAAACATCTAGCATTAGTGCCGCCTACAAAGCATTGGAAGATGCAAATGGTGGTCAGTTTCCTGTTGATGGAGTTCAACTAGCAAACAACGCAACAAAAATGCTAGGTAAAAAACTCAAAACAGAATTTTTGCCATCATCTATTAAGTCTCAACTTGATCGTTTTAAATCAGGCGANCCAATGACGTTTGAGCAGTTTGAGGCAATGCGAACCAACCTTGCCGCAGAAATTCGTAAAGCCGAAAGAACTGGNGACGGAAATGCTGCTGCCGCATCAGGGATTGTTCGTCAGGCTTTGGAAGACTTGCCATTGCAGGGTAATGCAGCAAAAAGTCTTAAGCCTCTTGCAGACAATGCAAGATCGCTTGCAAAAGACAGATTTGATATGCTGAAAAAAGACCCCGCATATAAAGCTGCTGTGGATGACACTGTTCCCGCTGATAAATTTATTGATAAGTTTGTGGTCAATGGTGTTAACAAAAACATTCAGACAATGGTTGACCATTTGGGTCGTGATTCAGTTGCTCACCAGCACATGGCGGCTGGAACTGTTAATTGGCTAAAAGACAAGGCCGGCATTGTTGATGANACTGGAAACTTTAGCCAAGCGCAATACAACAAGGCACTAAAGCAATTGGATGANGTTAACAATTTGCNAGAAATTTTTAACCCAGAAGCTGCTTCTCAACTAAAAACCTTGGGCAATGTTGCTAGGTACACTCAGGCTCAACCTCGAGGCGCGTTTGTAAATAACTCAAATACGTTGGTTGGTGCATTGGCTGAAAAAGCGCGTGCTGGCGTTGGTTTTGCGGCAGAAAAAGGGTTAAACATGGCTGTGCCTGGACTTCAATTAGGAACAAGCGTAATGGAAATGCGNGCGCGTCGAGCAGCCGCAGAAGAAACNCGNAAGGCTTTAGAACTTGGCGCAGGCACAAAACAAACCGGCTCAAACAAAATTCAGAACTTGGGGCAATGATGGAACAGCAACTACTTAACATTTTGTTTGGCGCGGCGTTAGCTGTTGCTGGCTGGTTCGCCCGTGAACTGTGGACTGCGGTGCAAGAATTAAAAAGAGATTTATCTAAGTTGCCATTGCATTACGTTGCCAAGCAGGACTACCGCGACGATATGAAAGACATCAAGGATATGCTTGGCAAAATCTTTGATAAGCTAGACGGGAAACAGGACAAGTGATTGATCCAATTACCGCGTTTGCCGCCGCGCAAGCAGCGGTAAAAGGAATCCAAGCCGCCATCAAACTGGGCAAAGATGTTCAAGGGATTGCGGCTGACCTAAGCAAGTTCTTTGAGGCCAAGGACGCGGTGCAAGAAGCCGCGAACAACCCCAAGAAGTTCAAGTCGGACACCGCCCAAGCACTGCAAACGGTAATGCAGGCCAAGCAGCTTGCAGACGCAGAGACCGACTTGAAGAACACGCTGATATGGTCAGGTAACGCGGATGTGTGGGAGAACGTGCTACTGGAGCGCAACAACATCATTCAGCGGCGCAAACGGGTTGAAATGGAAGCGGCACTGGCTAAAGAGAAAAAACGCCAGCAAATAATGGAAGCCATTAGCACAATTTTTTGGGTTTTTCTTTTTATTGCATCCATTGGCCTGAGTTACTTTTTTACAACCTTGTTTTTGAAATGGAAAGCATGATGGAATGGCTTAAAACTGTTGCCCCTACGATTGCCACAGCGTTGGGTGGCCCTTTGGCTGGAATGGCTGTATCTGCTGTTGCCAAGGCTATTGGCTGTGAACCAGATGAAGTGCAGGGCATCATCAGCAGCAATAAGCTAACCGCCGAGCAAGTAGCATCTATCCAGCTTGCCGAATTGGAATTAAAGAAACAGGCTCAGTCTATGAATCTAGACTTTGCCAAGCTAGTGGCAGAAGATAAAAAGTCTGCGCGGGATATGCAAATTGCTACTCGATCTTGGATTCCTCCAGTGATGGCGATGGGCGTGACTATTGGATTCTTTGGCATCTTGTTTGGTTTGATGTATGGACAAATTCAACACGCGCCGCAAATTGACATCATGCTTGGATCGCTAGGCACAGCCTGGACAGGCATCATTTCCTTTTACTTTGGCTCATCTGCCGGTAGCCAAGCCAAGACCGAACTTCTACACCAATCGGAGCCAGCCAAATGAAAGAGAACTTTGATGCGTCTTTTGAGCGCGTAATGAAGTCTGAAGGCGGCTACGTTTGGGACAAAGATGATGCAGGCGGTGAGACTAATTTAGGCGTGACCGCAGGCGCATGGGGCGCATATGTTGGCAGGCCATTAGAGCCAGGCGAAATGAAAGCCCTAACAAGAGAGCAAGTCAAGCCATTCTATCGTGCTATGTACTGGGACAAGGTTAAGGGCGATGATTTGCCTGCTGGAGTGGATTATGCTGTTTTTGATTTTGCTGTAAACGCAGGAGTGGCTCGTGCAGCCAAGTTTTTACAACGTGCTGTAGGTGCAGTGGATGATGGCGTTATCGGCTCTGGCACTTTGAGTTTGGTCGAAAAAACTCATCCCACCATTTTGTTAGACAACTTTGCCAAACAAAAAGAGCGTTTTTACAATGGCCTTGCCGTTATCAATCCATCTCAACAAAAATTTCTGAAAGGCTGGATGGCCCGTGTAAACCAAGTACAAGACATTGCAGAATCAATGTTGGCTTAATGTAATAGGGTTGTGCTAGTCTCGCGCAACTTTGCGGGGTATATATGCAGCCAAAAGTTTCGCGTGAAGAGTTTATAAGTATTTGGAATCAATTTGGTTCTGCATCCAAAATGGCAAAACATCTAGGCATAGATGAACGAACTGTCCATAAACGCCGCCGCAGGATTGAGGCTGCCACTAACGAACCATTGGTTAGCGTAGCTGAAATAGCCAAACACCAGATTCACCTACAGCCAATCAAAACGTCGCTCAACAAAATAGAGTTGGGCGTATTAGATCAGACCATAATAGTCTTTTCTGATGCTCATTTTTGGCCTGGAGAATACACAACAGCTTACAAAGGTTTGTTGTGGGCTATCAAGGAACTGAAGCCGCACGCAGTTATCAGCAACGGCGACGCATTTGACGGAGCATCCATCAGCCGCCACGACCCGCTAGGCTGGTCTAAGACTCCAAGCGTCATTGAAGAACTAAAAGCGGTACAGGCGCACCTTGGCGAGATTGAGGAAACAGCCAAAGCTGCCCGCCACAACTGTAAGCTGCTGTTTACTTGGGGCAATCACGACACCCGTTTTGCCAACAAGCTAGCATCCCAAGCCCCGCAATACCGAGAAGTGCATGGGTTTAATCTGCAAGACCATTTGCCAGCTTGGGAGTTTGCTTGGTCGGTTTGGCCTACGCCTGATTGCTGCGTTAAACATCGTTACAAAAATGGCATTCACGCCACTCATAACAATACTGTAAATGCTGGAGTATCAATAGTTACAGGACATTTGCACAGCCTTAAAGTAACTCCATTTGCAGATTACACGGGCAATCGTTACGGCGTAGACACTGGCACATTGGCAGAACCTTACGGGCCGCAATTTGATTACGGAGAAAGCAACCCATTAAACCATAGGTCAGGTTTTGCCGTCTTGACATTCAAGGATGGTAGGATTTTGTGGCCTGAGTTGGTTCACAAGTGGGCTGACGGACAGGTAGAGTTTCGCGGTCAAATCATCAACGTATAGGAGTTTCTATGTTTCATTTCACATTTATGGTAAATAATTCTGTCAAAGTAGAGGAAGAATTTGATTCGGTCTTTGATTACTTTGAAGAAGGCGAAGAATACGAGTACGACGAGGACTACGATTGCTATTGCTGGTATGACGAAAAGCATAACGCTTGGTACTGGCTCAACGAAGATACCGGCGAGTGGCTCTTGGTCGAAGACGACGAAGCCGACTGGGAAGATGACGAAGAAGAATACGACGAAGAAGACGAAGAATTGGAAGCCGCCTAATCGGGGTAAATCATTGCAAGCGCATCTTGAACAGATGCTTGTATTTGAAGCACGGCTTTCTCACAAGGAAGGTCGTGCTTTCTTTGTTGGCGCAAAATCTCATTGATTTCGTGCAAAGTTTGCCAGGCATATCCTGAGTGGATGGCCTTGATTGCTTCTTCTTCATCGGTAAAGGTCGCGGTAATTTTCATGATGTTCCATATCCTAATTGACGTAAAGTTTCCGCTGCCTTTGGTGGGCGGCGGGCATTAAATGGCTTTTCTCTCACGCTTTCAGCTACTGACCATAAAGCAGTGTGGCGGGGCGGGTTAATCCAACTCACGATATATACATCGTCCATCCCCCTAAGTTTCTTATTCACATCACCGTGCGTTATGCCTAACACTTTGGCAATCTGAAAAGAAGTCAATCCATTAGGTACATTTCGCAACAAGTTGCGAATTTTGTTTGGTGTTTCACTTTTTCGGTAGTTCTCCCAATCTGCTGATATTTCTTTGGTGCTGAACTTGTGTTCGTTAGCGCACTGATAGCGCCGATAAGTTTCATTGTTTGGCTTGCTGCGCGTTTCCAGCACAGTCGCCCAGGCTTTGCATTGCGGACACTTCATTTTTTCAAACTTTGAATAAACACAGCAAAGCTGTCCTGCGTGGCTTGCTTAAACCCTTTGATTTCACCGATTCGGGCGGCAACTTCGTCCAATGCGGCGTTCCATTGTTCCTGCGGCGCTGTGTAAAGCGCAATACCTGAAACCCCGTTTAATTTACCGTTTGATGGGCCTTTTACAAACCAGCCTTGCAGCGGCTTGGTCATAGGTTGTTCCCAATGCCAATGACCAAAAGGCTCCTGCGCTGGCTGTGCCAATGCTGCTTGAATGGCATGGCGCACATGCTTACGTTCATGCGCGTTTGTTTCAATGTACTCAAGGCACATCTGCAATGCTTCGTCTCTACCCATTGTTCTTCTCCTTTAGTTTGGCTTCAGTTATGAATACAGCATCCATCGGAACTTCAAGTGCAATATCTTGCCGCTCCGCATCAGTCAGCCCTACCCACTCGCGCTGTGGTGGGGTGGTGTAGAGAGGCACTGCATCAAACTTGGTTGCATCCCCATCAGGACAATGATTTTCAGGCCAGTGAAGTGATTTGCTTCCTCCACGCTTGTCATAGATGGCCCACGCCACAGGCTCCTGCGTTGGCTGTGCCTTTGGCTTCGGAACACGCTTTCGCGGTTCCCGCACCACATGACCGTCAAGGTCAAGCACAGGCTCCTGCAACTTGTCCGCAGCCATCTGCCGTTTGGCCTGAAAACCGCCTTGTCTGCGCTCGATGTCTTCAAACGCTTCATCTTCAAGTGTTTTCATGCTATCAACCCCCATACAACGCCGCCCATTACGGCGACAAACAAGATAAACACAAATAAAGCGACCAACACTTTAAGCAAGTCAAAGAAGAAATCGCCCCCTGCCTCGGTATCGTCATCGTTCATGTTTTACTCCTTGCTCTGATGGCTTTAGAAATAAGTTCTGTTTTGCCCTGCCAAACGCCCCAAGCATCAACCACCTTGGCGCACTCTTCACGCTCATGTGCAGCTACTAATTCGGCAAACTTCTTGAGCGGCTCATCAATCAATGAATGTGTAGCCTGAATACATTGAGGCTGATACTTTTCAGAGTCGTTATCAACAATGAAACCAGCCTGTTTAGCCAGTGCTTTGATGTTCATAGCCACCCCAATCCGTTGCAAACAGCAACAATGATGTAACCCAATCCAATACTCATACTGACGAAAGGATGGGAATGGGGGGCAATCCAAACAGTGCCAAACAGCACCAGCATTTGTGATGTAGTCATTTCCCATCCCTCGCTTTCAGCATTGCGTTTGCTTGCCAATATGCGTTTCGGCCTATTTCGTCCCAGTGAATATCTTGACCATCAGCAAGAAGCCCTGAAAGTAGTCCTTGCATAGCCAGCCCAGCGTAGTGGTCACGCAGGGTCATGTCCTTGGCAAAGCCGCCTGTCTCCTGCATCCATGTTGCGCGTCTCTCGTGTTCTTCCATTGCTAGTTCGTGGTGGTCTTTCATGCTTGCTCTCCTTGTAGTTCGTTCATACGCTTGCGTAGTCGGGCGATGCGGGCATCGTTGTAGCCCACCATAGAGAAGGCGTACTCGCGTGCGCTCTCGGCCTCCAGCTTGGCACGTTGG